CGAAAGAGATGAGCCGTTTTATAGATTGTTTGGTATCTATGGCAAAAGATATTGGTGTAGAAACAAGGCCGCAGGAAGAATTAGATGAGCTGATCAAGGAGTGGGGCGTTAAAGATGATTCCAAAAATAAAGAGGATAAGACTTAAGGGTAAAGCGCTAAAAAAACTCTGCGAGGAAGTATATCGGCGTGATGATTGTTTGTGTGTAAACTGCAATAGCTTTGTTGAGCCTGGAGTTAAGCCACACCACGAGCCGCTAAAGTCACAAGGTGGACAGGATAGGCTTGAAGATATGGCAATGCTTTGTAATGACTGTCATTACCTGCGCCACAATGCCGCCGAGGGCGTTGTAATTGGGCAAAAGGTAAAAGCGTATTTGTCTACAAAATATGACCATCAGGAGTAAAGTGCTATGAATACTGGGTTTATTGCTTTACATCGAAAATTGTTAGATAGTCCGATTTGGCAGGTTACGACAGTTGAGCAAAAGGTAATTTTAATCACTCTGCTTTTAATGGCAAATCACAGTGAAAAAAAGTGGTATTGGCAGGGAGAAGAATTTATTTGCCAACCGGGACAATTTATAACCAGCTTGCCTAATATCGTAAAAGCTTGCGGAAATGGACTAACAGTCCAAAATGTAAGGACTGCGTTAAAAAAGTTTGAAAATATGAATTTTTTAACAGACCAATCAACAAAGACTGGAAGGCTGATAACTATAGTAAACTGGCAGGTTTATCAAGGAAAAAGGGAAGTCGATAACAGACAACCTAACAGTCAGCTAACAGACGGTCAACAGACACCTAACAGACAACCTAACAGTCAGCTAACATCTAACAATAATGATAATAATATAACAATGATAAACAATGATAATAATAATAACGCGCGCGCATGCGAGCAAACCAAAAATAGATTAGAGGTTAACGAAAAAGAAAAAGGTTTTGAATTATTTTGGGAATTATATCCGTCGAAAAGGAAAAAGCCTGTTGCAAGAATAGCATGGATGAATATGCGTGTACACTCTGAAGAACAGTATGCATTGATTAATGCTGCTGTTGAGCGATACAAAAAAACTAATCAGTGGCAGGAGGAGAACGGAAGGTACATACCTGATCCTGATACTTTTTTGCAGGATGAACGTTGGACGGATGAAATCAAATTGTCTGAAGCAGTGCAAGCTGCTGACAGGGAAGCACAAGAGAAAGACGAATGGATTGCAAAAAATAAGGAGCGCTGGGCAGCGATACCTCCAGAGAAAAGAAAATACAGACTGGCTTGTTTTATGGGGCTGGACTGGGAGGAAGTGAGGGATATGCCGTATGTTGGAACTTAGAGAGATAACGGCAGCGTATGAAGTGTGGCAGGCGGCGGGATTAAAGCCAAACTGGGGAAGCGAAGATGCAAAAAAAAACTATCGAAAGGCAAACCCTGGAGCGTTATAAATACACAGACATTGAGATGTGGGGCGATACTGTTGATTATATCGCTGATAATAATAAATATTGGCCAACATGGGCAGATATTAATAATACTTTATCAATCCTACGACAAAATAAAATTGGTGCAGAGAAGAAGGCTATTGAGCGTAATTCTAAAGCGGCAAATGAGTTTGTGAAGAAGCTATTTGCTGATCTTGCTGCCGGTAAAACATTTGGCGAACTACGGCAGCCAGTGAGCGATAAAGTTAGAGCTGCAGCAAAGAGGATTTTTCCTGATGCCGACGATAGCTTTATAAAGCGTAATTACAACGATATCAGCTTTATCGCAGACGTCGAACGAAAATGTGCTGAATGTATTAACACTGTTGATTGCCCATACAGCGGACATCAACCGTTTTTGAGAGTAGACGAAGAAAGCGGATTTACTTATGTGGTAGCTGATCGTGAACGGTGTTATAAATATCATCCGTTAGTGCCTGATGTAGTACCAAAACGGTCAGCATGTCGTCAAGGTGAATTAGCTAAAGTTTAAAGGAGCGGTAACTATGAAAATAAGTGCAGAAAAATTACAGGAGATTATAGAAAGTCACGGCAGATGGTTGCGAAACGAAGAAGGAGGGGAACGTGCAAACCTCCGCAGTGCAGACCTCAGCAGTGCAGACCTCAGCGGTGCAGACCTCCGCAGTGCAGACCTCAGCAGTGCAGACCTCTACTGTGCAGACCTCAGCAGTGCAGATCTCAGCGGTGCAGACCTCCGCAGTGCAAACCTCCGCAGTGCAGACCTCAGTGGTGCAGACCTCCGCGGTGCAGACCTCCGCAGTGCAGACCTCCGCAGTGCAGACCTCCGCAGTGCAGACCTCGACAAAACATATTATCAAGTTGTTAGAGTTGGTAGTCGCCGAGGAATAACTACTTATTGCGTAGATGACGACAATGTTCTATGCGGATGTTGGAATGGCTTCAAAGGTGGTACGCTAGACGAATTTAAAACTCGTGTAGAGAGTGTATACGGACGTGAAGGTAATAATCCTAACGAGCAATATTACGATGAGTATATGGCGGCAATCACATTCTTTGCGGCAATGAAGGAGATGAAATAATGAAAATTAAAGCAACAACACCATGTTATAAATTCAGGGACGCAACACCGGAAGAGCAGATTGCAAAAATCAAAGAAGAACTGGCTGAGGTAGAAGCTGCTTACACAGAGTTTAAAAAAGTGTTGGCAGAAGATAAGCTGCTGGCGTTGATGATGGAGATTATCGACGTTAAGGCTTGCTGTAACACGTTTGTTTACCAGCTGCGGAAGAATCATGCTTTGGCGTTTTTGGCTTATGCCAAAGCTAAGCGAGAAGTCATAAATAAAAATCTTGCAAGAGGGTACTACTTTACACCAGAAGATATTGACAAGTTGAACACTAATAAGTCAGAACTGTTTTGATATACAGTCAACTTTAGGAGGCAAGCAATGAAAATAAAGACAGAATTTTATTGTGATAATTTTCAAAATTTTAAACGGTATGGGATTCCCAAGGCACAGTTAGTAATTGCGGATATACCGTACAACCTTGGAGCAAATGCTTACGGATCTAATCCAATGTGGTATGTAGATGGCGATAATAAAAAAGGTGAAAGCAAATTTGCAGGTAAAGCTTTTTTCAATACAGATCATAATTTTAACATTGCAGAATACTTTCATTTTTGTAATCGCTTATTAAAAAAAGAGCCTAAAGAAAAAGGGAAAGCTCCGTGCATGATAGTTTTTTGCTCATTTGAACAAATGCCGATGGTAATTCAGTATGCAGAAAAACATGGGTTTAAAAAACACATTCCTTTAATTTTCATCAAAAACTTTTCAGCACAGGTATTAAAAGCAAATATGCGTGTTGTTGGTGCTACTGAATACGCTTTGGTGTTATACAGGGAAAAACTACCGAAATTTAATAATAATGGAAAAATGATTTTTAATTGGTTTAACTGGGTAAAGGATACAAAAACATATCCTAAAATACATCCGACACAAAAGCCAGTTAATTTGTTGAAGCAGTTAATAACAATCTTTACAGACCCAAGTGACGTGGTTATAGATCCAGTAGCAGGGAGTGGGACAACATTAAGAGCGGCTATGGAATTAGGTAGAAACAGTTATGGATTTGAGTTATCTAAGGAGTTTTACAATAAAGCTAAAACCGAAATGCTCAAGCCGCAGAAATTTGAACAATTAGTTTGTTTTTAGTTAAAACGGCCGCGCATACTAACTATATACAAGCATAAAGGGAAGTATACCCCTGCGGAGGTGATTAGCCCGTAGGGGGGCGGCCTTTTAAATATAAGGAGTTGGAAATAGTGAAACCAATAAATATAAAAATTATGATGGCGTTAATCGAAAAAAAACCAGGCGATCAGTATGTACCGGTATTGAAACCAGTACTTATGCAGATACTGACGGAACTCAAACATCTGCGTCGGAAAAATAGTCAGCTCGGCGGTAAAAATGCCCGGTTAAGGCGAGAGAAGAAAGCTCTAGAAATTATGTTATCGGCGGTAGTAATAAATGACGACGTGGAATGAACTGCCGGCACACCTTGTAAGTAAAATACGTTCGGACAGCGTAACGGCGCCGGCGAATTTACCAGGGACAGAATCCAAACTGAAATATGGCAATAGAGTTACCGAGGTAGACGGTATCCGTTTCGACAGCGAAAAAGAAGCTGACTATTACTGGCAATTACATTGGCTTATGCGTGAAGGTACAGTAAAAGAGGTTGAACTACAGCCAAAATTTGTTTTACAGCCTGGTTATAAGAGAGACGGTAAAAAGATAAGGCCGATTATTTACAAGGCAGATTTCAAGGTAACAGAAGCTGACGGGCATATATATTACGTCGATACGAAAGGGATGCGGACGCAGGTGTATCTGATCAAAAAGAAGATGCTGCTTTATAAGTACCCGGATATTGATTTTAGAGAAGTTTAAGGCGGTGGAGTAGATGAGTAAATTTGATTACGACATATTTTACGGCGGAGCAGATGACCTTGGTGTAAGCAAAGAAAAATATACTAAGGAAGAAGCTATAAAGATAGCAATGGTAGAGCTAGAACGGCATAATACAAATGGCTTATTTTTGGCAATGAGTGATGCTTTTGCACGTCATAGGGCAGGAGTAAATGAAGATAATGAGCCTTGTGTTGGCTGGTGGCTTGAATATGAAGAAAGAAAAAGAAGTTGTCCTGTATATGCTTTTCATGTAGTAAATAAAGAACGTATGGAGTGGGAGAAAACACGGCCTTGTTATGCTGGAACTGAATATATTCCATGGGAGGCTTGTACATGATAGCAATTAAAGGAATAGATATGCCTGCAAACTGTGATGAATGCCCGTTGACATATCCAGTTGGCTTTTATAGGAATCAACCATTTTCTGTTGATAAAAGAAAAGGCTGCTGTATTCTTGCCTGTGAAATTGAAGATACAAACATTAGGCTGATAGATTGCCCATTAATTGAGATAAAGGAGCGTGAGCAAGAATGACAAAAAAAGAATTTATTGAACTGATAGAAGAATACCCGGATAACGCAGAAATTGTAGTATCCAATTATACCATTGGGTTTAATGTGAACTGTGTGGAATATCACGACCTCTGGAATCAAATTCAGTTAAGTGAAGAATAGTAAGAGGTGAATAATTATGGCAGATTATAACAAATTATTAAACGCATTACATACAATTCAAGATGAATGTATCTCACATTGTGAGTGCTTTGATTGCCCATTTGTATCTAAAAATAAAGTGAGTTGCGGACTTATATTAAACCTGCCTTACAAATGGCCAATTAAGACAGATTATAAGATTCGTTTATTAGAGGACGGTGACGAAAATGTATGAAATAGGACCGAATTTATCAATGGTATTAATGGCTATATTGACCGTAGTTTTTATAGCTGTTTTTGGATATTTTGGCACAAGAAGGTGAAGAAAAATGCGTGAAATATTATTTAGAGGTAAAGACAGTATCACTAAAAGTTGGGTATATGGGGCACTTGTACAACAACAGGACGACCCTTTAAAAGAAAAAGCGTTTATTATTAGTTATTCAAATTATCAGTTTGGTGATTTTTCAGAAGCGGTTATGCATGAAGTTGACCCTGAAACTGTTGGTCAGTGTACTGGGTTTGGTGATAAGAACGGCAACAAGATATTTGAAGGCGATATCGTCTGTATGGACGATTGGATACCACCATGTATGCAGGTAGCTTATGCACAGGGAGCTTTCTACTTAGCGGAAATTGAAAAACCAGTTAAATATTATGGTGACATTTATTATTTAAACCATGGTGGGAAACCTTATGCAAAAGTTATCGGCAATATCTATGATGATTTGAGCTACTAAAGGAGCGGTGAATAATATGGAATTGATAGATAAAGATGCTTTAGTGGAATATTTAGAGAGAATGGGAAATGAAATATATCCAGGCAATGATGAATATTTTCTAGGACAGAAAACAGGTTTAATGAAAGTCGTTGGTGTTGTAATAACCTTTCCTGCAGTAGAGGAACGTGAGCAAGGATGTTGGAAAAATGGCTGCTGTACCGTATGTGGTGAATCTGCTGCAACCGATAGCCACTTTGACTTTATACCCGAGGAAGAGCAGAAATATTGCTGGAATTGCGGGGCTATTATGGACGGTGAAACCGAATGAACATACTAAAGATAGAAAGAGCAATAGCTTTATTAAAACCAATCGTTTGGAAAATGCCTGTGAATAAGAAAAGAGAGGCTTATATAACTTTATTGACAGCTGCTCAAAAGCAACTACCACAAGAAGTAAATTTGGTAGTCGAAGAGCATTTTATACCAAACTGTCCTTTCCCACAACAAATACCTAAAGGCTGGGCATGTCCTGTATGCGGACGTGAGGTAGATGATGATGCTCACTACTGCAAATACTGCGGTCAAGCTATATGTGATGATTAAGGAGTGAAGACATGAATTATCCTGATCTAATAAAATGGATATTTGAATTTGTATATGAACATTGGATATTAACGTTTTTGTTTATATTAGCTTTAAGAAGGTTCAGTATTTTTACAATAAATCTATCAGATAAGAAGGGCGATACAAATGTTATTAACAATAGAAAGCAAGTTTAATATAGGTGATAATGTACATTTGCCTAAGGGAGAACGTAAAGTACTTGGTGTTAAATTAGATTCTAAAGGTATCTTATATTTGCTTGAAAGTGCAGACGGTACGAGAGAATGGGTGCAAGAATATTGGGTTGTTGTGGGCGAACAAGAGCATAAACACGGAGAGTTTGAGGAGGCTATTTTGAACCAACTCGTAGAAGACAGTATGAATCCTTTTGGAGCATTATTTAGGCGATTTAGAAAGCAAAGCTAGAAGGAGACTGATATGCTAATAGAACTGTTACGAAAGCATACAGAGTGGTATTTTTTGAATAGGAAATATATTCAGAAAGCTGTTGATGATGAAAGAGAGCAGCGTACTGCAAAGAAAGGGCATACTGGGGGTGGAGGTCATGCTTTTATCAGTAATCCAACAGAAACATCTGCACTAAAGAATATTGAACCGATCAAGATGATTTCGTGGGGACAAGGTCCTTATCAAACTATAGTAATAAATCCTGAAGCATGGCTTGAAGTAATAGCTGAGACGTATAAGGTTCATGAGAAACAAGCAGCAGGAGATGTTATGTCCCAGCGTTATGAATATAATAAGTCGCCAGGAGTAATTGCTGGACTAAAAGGTATGAATAGAGATACTTACTACGAGCTTCGCGAAGAGTTTTTAAACGATGCTGTCGTTTTAGCACTCGAAAAAAAATTATTGAGAATTAAAAATGTATCCGACAAATTACCTGTTCTGATGAGTTAAAATAGTATTATAAGTAAGTAGGCTTACAACAAGCTTGCTGAAACGTTCAGGCTTAGCGCTTGGACATTGCCCGTGTAGCTCAGATGGCAAGAGCGATTGACTTTTAATCATTTGTCGCAGGTTCAAGTCCTGCCACGGGTAGTTTGGCATAGATGGGGAACACCTATCCACGCTTAAAGGCGCGTGTGCTGGACAGGTAATCTTCCAGCTGCTGCCCTGCCGTTGGGGTAATACAGCGGCTTATTTAATTGAGGTACTAACATGTTAAAGCAAACACTAATGTTTTTAGTAGCCCTAACCTTGATAGAGATATATTGGCAGGCTGTAGAAAAAGCTATAGACGGCTATGTAACAGCACGGCCAGTTGATCTTGTGATAGGGGTAACGTGGGCGGCAAGTGTGGTGTGGTGTAGTAAATAGTTGTTTAATCTACATAAATAATTTACAGGCAAAAGCCAGGGAAAACACGGTAATATACATCAAAATTTAGCATATAACTTAATACAAAGGCACTTAACTTCGGTTAGGTGCTTTTGTATTTGCAAAGGTGGTGAAGGAGATATGGCTGCATTAAAAGATCCAAGGCAGGAGAAGTTTTGTCGGCTTATGGCTGTAGGTGGTAAAACGCAAGAGCAGGCAGCCATAGATGCAGGATATTCAGCGAAAAGTGCTAGGCAGGCTGCGTCAAGGCTGTTAACAAAGGCGCACATTGTTGACAGGGTAGCAGAGCTTCAAACTGTTACTGAAGAAAAAATTGCAGATGAACAGAAGGATATTATAGATGAACTTAGCAAATTAAGGAAGTTCTGGCTAGAAGTGATAGACGATAAAGAAGAGCGTATGAATAATAGGCTTAAAGCATCTGAGCTATACGGAAAATCAATAGCAGCGTTTGTTGAAAAACGTGAGGTCAGCGGTAAAGATGGAGAACCTATAACATTTCGCTGGGCTGGTGATGACGGTTGAAAGTAATAACGATACCATACAAGCCAAGACCTCTTTGGAAAGATATAATCCATCCTGCGCTTGATAAATACCGTTTCGCTGTTATAGTAGCGCACAGACGTTATGGCAAGACCGTAGGGATGATAAACGAATTGAGTAAGAGCGCTATTAAGAATACGCTTATAAGTCCTCAGTTCGCATACGTGGCACCGTTTAGGAACCAAGCAAAGATGATTGCCTGGAACTATTTGAAGTATTACACAAGCGCAATTCCAGGAAGAAAGGTTAATGAAAGCGATCTGTTTATAGAACTGCCGTCGAAGCATAAAAATGCTGTTGGGGCAAGGATATATATTATAGGCGCAGATAAGCCTGATGCCCTTCGCGGTACTTACTGGGACGGCGTTGTCCTTGATGAATACGCTCAAATAAAGCCTGAATTATGGGGCGAAGTAATACGGCCGGCATTAGCTGATCGTAAGGGGTTCGCATATTTCATCGGAACGCCTAAAGGACAGAATCAGTTTTATGACATCTACCAAAGAGCTCAACGCAGCGAAGAATGGTTTACCTGTCTTTATAGAGCTGATGAAAGCGGTGTACTGGACGAAGCAGAACTTAAATCTATGATGGAAGATATGACGGATATAGAAATACGTCAGGAGCTTTATTGTGATTTTACTGCATCGGCTAGTAATGTTGTTATTCCTATTGATTTGGTTACGGCGGCAGCACACAGACTGCTTACAGAAAAAGATGTGCAGGGTGCTCCAGTTATTCTTGGTGTTGATGTAGCCAGATATGGTGATGACAGATCTACTATTTTTAAGCGACAGGGACTGTGGGTAGATGAGCCTTTAGTTTACAAAGGCCTGGACACTATGGATATGGCGGCAAGAGTTATTGATGCGATGATCAGATATAAGGCCGATATGACTTTTATTGACGCCGGAGTCATGGGTGCTGGAGTTATAGATAGAATTAAGCAGTTGGGTTACAACAATATCAGTGAGGTCTACTTTCAGGGCAATGCACTGCATGAACAGCGTTTTGAAAATATCCGTGCCGAGATGTATTTTAAGATGCTTGAATGGCTCAAGTCTGGTGGTGCTATACCTGATATGCCGGAATTAAAAAGCGAGCTTAGTATTGTAGAGTATAAGTTTAGTAAACATGGCAAAATCATTTTGCAGCCTAAAGAAGAAATTAAGGAAAAGATAGGTAAAAGCCCCGATCTTGCAGATGGCCTTGCTTTGACTTTTGCAAGGCCTGTTTATCCGAGATTGAAGCCTGGTGATCCTGGGTATGGCCGTAAGATGATGTGCAATACAGATTATTCGATATTTTAAGGAGTGATAGTATGGGAATTTTTAAAAAAGTATTTGGCGGCGGTAGCATTAGAATGCCAGAAGTTGTTGAAACGCCTCCGGCGCCTACTACGGTAACCAGTACAGAGACAGGAACAGAAACAGATCCGGCAAAGAAAAATAAAAGGCGTGGTTTTGCTTCTACTCAAGTGTCGTCTGATCGCAATACTATTGCAGGCAACGCTACTGGCAGAAAGACTTTAGGTTAGGGGTTTTGAAATGGCTAAAGCTAAATTAAAGCAAAAAGAAATTGAAACTATAGCAGCACGAGCGCCGGCAGAAACACACCCAGCAGATGGGCCGTCTTTAAAAAGCCACTGGCCAGAGAAAAGAAAACTGATTAGAAAGATGAGAGATCTTTATGAAAAAAGACTTGATTATGAAATTCGTTGGAAAGCGATTAGAGATTATCAGTTGCCGTTTATAGGCGAATTCGATAATACGGCAGATAAAACTAATCCTGCCCGCAGACGTGATCTGGAAATTGCTCAGGGCGTTGCATGGTTGGCCGCACAAGTATTTGCTGCAGGCGTAATGAGCGGTTTAACCCCTCCTAGTCGCCAGTGGTTCAAATTAGGATTTAGCAATAGTGCGATGAGTGGTGATATTGAAGCCACGAGAGTGTTGGATATCAGGCAAGAAATAGTATCTGCGGTGCTTTCAAAGAGTAATTTTTACAATAGCATACATTCGGTGTATCTTGAGTTGCCATTTGGACAATGCCCAATGGCAATTTTTTATGACCCGAGTACGGGTATTAGATGTGTACCTATGACTATTGGGACTTATGCTCTTGGTGTAGACGGCTTTGGCAAGGTGCAGACATTCGCTCGTAAGTACGAAATGTCATTAGCACAGATAGTTGATTGTTTTGGACAGGAAAGCCTGCCTCAACATTTGCAGCAGCAAGTAACTAATGGTACTGGACTTGATAAAAAGCATACTGTCAATTGGCTTGTGGAACCAAATGACAAACGTCTGCCAGGATATATGGATAGGTTGAATATGCCTTATAGGTCTGTGTATTGGCTTGATAAGTCGCAGGATAATGAATTCTTATACGTTGGGGGGTTTGAAGAATGGGCCATACCAGTTGCAAGGTATCTTGTAAACGGGCTTGAACCGTACGCTAAAGGGCCAGGTTGGTTCGCTGAAGGCGATAGTAAAGCACTTCAGACTATGAAAAAAGATTTGCTTACAGCTATTGAGATTGGGGTTAAACCTCCAATGAAAGGACCGGCTTCGCTGCTGAACAACGGTGGTATTAATCTTATTCCTGGCGGGATGACAGCTGTGGATGACCAGTCGCAGCAGTTCGTTCAGCCGCTGTTCCAGGTCAATTTAGATATTGACCATGCTTCTCAGGAGATCATTCGCACGGAGGACGCAATCAAAAGGCACTATAGTGCAGATTTATTTTTGATGCTTGATAGTGTTGATAACGGGCAAATGACGGCACGCGAGGTTATGGAACGCACACAGGAGAAGTTGCAGCAGCTAGGTCCTGTAGTCGAACGGTTACAGGATGAGTTCCTAACGCCGATTATTGTTAGGATATACAACATCCTCGAAAGGTCTGGAGCATTCCCGCCGATACCACCTGAGATCCAGGAACGTATAAGCGATGAGGATATTAAAATTGAGTATATTTCCCCGTTGGCGCAAGCGCAGAAAATGAGTGGACTTGTTAATATCGAACAGGCTCTTGCTACTACGCTGCAGATGGCGCAGGCTTGGCCGGAAGTGCTCAAGAAGGTTGATCCTATAGGAACACTGTCCAAATACTTTGAAATGCTTGGTGCTCCCGCTGCTATGCAACGTAGCGACGATGATGTTAAGAAGCTTATTGAGCAAGAACAGCAGGCATTACAAGAGCAGCAACAGACGCAGGAAGCAATGGCTCTTATGCAGGCAGCAGCACCGGCAGCACAGGCGGCAAAGAACATGACTGAGGCTGCAAATGATGGTAACCCAGCTATGGCAGCTTGGTTAGGCATGGGAGGCGGCGCAGGTGAGGTATAAGAGTATTACAGATGCGGATAGTCGGCAAGCTAAATTGCAGGCGTTCTTTCAAAGAGAGCTTCGCAAACGCGATCAGGATGCACTATCAACTATCTTAAATAGCGAAAGCGGACGCTGGTTTTTAATGCGATTGCTTGATAAAACAAAAATCAATATAGATAGTTTTACCGGCAATTCACAGACTTTTTATAACGAGGGTATGCGAAAAGTCGGTTTATTAATTCTCGATGATATTAAGAGTCTTGGTATTTATGGAGTAGAGCTCAAACAAAAAGCTGAGCTTGAATATATAAAAACTCAAATCAAAGCGCAGGAAATTGCTGCCGAACAATTGGAAGGAGACGATGACTAATGGAAGATGTAACTAACACGAGTGCCAACGATAACACGCAGGGCACTGAAGTAGTTGAACAGCAGAAAGAGGTTCAACAGGAGACACAGTCTGCTGATACCCTTCTTGGTGGTAAAGCAGAAACTCAACCACAGGAAGAAGCTGAACCAATTGCTTATGACTTTAAAGAAACTATTTCCGCTATGGATGACTTTGAGTTCAGCCAGGAAGAGAGCGATAAGTTCGTAGAGGTCATTAAGGATATGGGGCTTAACAATGAGCAGGCTAACGCTATTGTTAAGTATGGCGGCGAATGGGGTAAAGGCATCGCAGAAGCTGCTATGAATGCTGTTATAGAGCAGCGAAATACAGAAGTTCAAAATTGGGGTGAGGCTGCAAAGAAAGAACTTGGGACAGAGTTCGACAGTATCATTAGTCTTTGCGGTCTTGCGGTGGAACATGTAGAGAAAGCGGTTCCTGGTATCAGGCAGGCGTTAAACGAAACAGGTGCAGGTAACAGAATTGAAGTTATCCGCGCTTTTTCTATGCTCGGGAAGTTTTTGGAGAGTGACCCGGGTAAAGGCGCTGGCGCTCCCGCCGCACAGGGAAGCAGCCTTGAAAAATTCTATGACAAAACAGATTTTAGTAAATTAAAATAAGAGAGGATGAATGAATAATGGCAGTTTTAAATCAATTGGCATATACCTTAGCTGATTGGAGGGGAAGACTTGACCCTTCCGGAAATGTAGATGATATTATTGAGGTATTGTCTCAATCTAATCCAATTTTAGAAGAAATGACTTTTATGGAGGGCAATCTTCCTACTGGGATCGTGACTACTCAACGTACAAAAGTTCCTGAACCTTCTATCCGTCGTATCAATACTGGTGTTCCTTATAAAAAGAGCGGAGTAAAACAGATTAATGATACGACTACTTTATACGAAAATCGTAATAAGATGGATGTAGAGCTTTTGCGTTTGCAGAATGATCCTGCAGCTTTCCGTTATAGCGAGGATCTAGCATTTGTAGCCGGCTTTGGTGATCGTATTGCTAAAGATGTTATTTATGGCGGACTTAGCGAGGTTCCAGATGAATTTAACGGGTTCGATATCAGACATCGTTATTTTGGCAATGGTGATGATCCGACGGCTGAAGGCTATACTACTCTTAATGCTGGCGGCGGTACCAAAAATACATCTATTTATTTTGTAAATTGGGGAGAACGTACATGCTCAGGCGTGTTCCCTAAAAATGGTAGTGCTGGTTTGAAGAAAGAAGATCTTGGACAACAAACTACAATAGCGGATGACGGAACTGAATTTGAAGCTATGATTACGAAATGGACTTGGAATGTAGGCCTGACTATTCGTGATTATAGAGCTGTAGGAGCTATTCGCAATATTGATGCAGCACAGTTTGCATCTGCAACTTCTGCTCAAAAGCAGAAGATTATTGAGAATGTTATTCGCGTTCATGACCGGTTGAGAAATCCTGACAGTGTTATGATGTACTGTTCTCGCAGCATGTATACTCTGTTCAAACTGTGCTTGATCGATAAAAATAACGTTCATGTTGAAATGGAAACGCTGGCCAATGGCATTAAAGTATTAAATGTAGATGGTATGCGTGTACGTAAACTTGACTGCATTCGTGAAGACGAAGCTAAAATTGAAGCGTGAGGAGTGAAAAATAATGAGATTAGATAAGGAAAATATTTTCTTTGAGAAACCTGCTGCAGAATTAGTTGACGGTGTTCTTGGCGATATTATCGCTATGGGCGGCGGAGACAGCATCAATCCAATGTGGCTTTATGTAGGACCGAAGCTTGAAAGCGGCAGTGTTGTTTTAACCCTGGAAACTGCTGATGATGAAGCGTTCAGCGAGGCTGTAGCGCTGGGAAGCTTTACTCTGGACGACAATGCTCCTGTACGAGCTAAGGTGCCTTTGGGAGTAAAAGAATACCTGCGCATCAAAGCTAGTGATTCCAGCACTCCAACTAATGCAACTGCCGATAAAATTGTTGCGGCGCTCGCTGTAGATGTGGATTTTAAATGATTTTAGATAGTAATGGTAATACTGTAATGCCGGGTAGAAAGCTTGAAGATATGTCGGCCAATGAATTAAGAGCTAAGCTCTATAATGCCGATGTTAAATATCCGGCAAATGCCAGTAAACAAGATTTGATTAGGCTTATTAGAGAAAATATTAAATAACACCTATGTAGTCATGTGACGACTATGTACAAGCACTTAGGGACGTCTTTAAGGCGTCCCTATTTTAATAAAGAGGAAAATAACATGGAGGTGTTTCCGTGATGAATAATACAGATATTTGCAATATGGCCTTGGCTTATTTAGCTAAAGGCCGCATTTCTTCTATTGACGAGAATAACGAACTTGCAAGGCAGTGCAAGCTGTTTTATGACCATAGCCGAAAAGGTCTATTGCGTGAATATAGCTGGGGCTTTGCCAAGAGGATTATTAGGCTTGCAGAACTGGATGCTTCAAATCCTGATTGGAAGTATGTATATGCATATCCAGAAAAATGTGTGTGTGCAAGACGTATTTTTAATGAGAAAGAGACTGTAAACAGCTTGGATAGAGATAAGTATGATTTGTTTTTGATTAGTGATAATACGCAGGCTATAGGATGTGATGTGTACCAAGCATATTTGGAGTACACATATGACGCAGAGGATGCAGAGCTTTTCAGTTCTGATTTTGTTGAGGCGTTGGCGAGGATGTTAGCTTTTAATATTTGCTTACAATTAAATGGCAATGGGACTATCCAGCAGACACAATATCAACTGGCACAGGCAGCTCTTAGCAGGGCAAAATATACTACGGCCGCTGAACGTCAGGATAAGCTGGATTACCCTGATAAATACTTTACTGCGAGGATGTGAACTTATGGCTAGAGGAAGTGGACCAAATCCTTTTTATGTACTGCAGCCGGCATTTACTGCAGGAGAGATATCTAATGCGGTAGCTAACCGCGTTGATCTGGATAAATATCAGTATGCGCTTTTGACTGCTGAGAATTGTTATATTCGCCCTTATGGGCCCGTGTATCGTCGCAGCGGAACTGTTTACTGTATTGCTACAAAATATGCTGATAAGAGATGTATTCTGGCGGGGTTTAATTTTACTGACGATATTAATTATTTGCTTGAAATAGGGGATCAGTATATCAGAATACATAGAAACGGGGAATATCTTGGTATAGAGATAGTAACTCCTTTTACAGAATCCGATTTGGAAAAATTAAGATTTGCTCAGTCTGCGGATGTTATATATATTACGAGCGGTAGTTATCCGGTGAAACAATTAGCAAGATACAGCGAAACGGACTGGAAGTTTGGCGATTTTGAAATTACTCATGCGTATTTTGAAGATGAGGTTATGATGGATTTAGTTGAGAGCGCTGTTTATACGTCTCCTGGTGATTATACGTATACAGTGCCAAAAGATGGCCGCTACACAATAGAAGTTGCAGGTGCCGGTGGCGGTGGCAGTGGTGTGGCAAGGAAAGCAAGTGATAAACAAAGCTCTGGCGGGACTGGCGGCCGTGGTGGATTTTACAGTTTTGAGATGGATTTGACCGAAGGTGATAGTTTTCCTGTAACCGTAGGAGCCGGAGGAAAAGGCGGAGCCGTACATTATGGAGCCGGTTATGGTAATGCTGGCGGCAACGGTGGAAGCAGTAGCGCTTTTGGCTGGGTAGCGCAAGGCGGTGGAGGAGCTACTGCGGCTTATTCAGAAGAGCATGGAGCAAAAAACGGAAGTGATGGAATCAATTATGGCAATGGTGGCATTGGCGGTAAGAAAGGCGTTGCTTATGATGATAACAATCTTTCAGGGACAGATGGGGCAAATGGCTGGGTTACTATAGCGTTTCAGGATAATCCGAAGGTTACACCGTCCAGTACAACAGGCACTGTGACCATTACAAGCAATAGGCCTATTTTTAACGAGGGATTGATTGATGGTAATATTAGGCTGACACATGAGGTAGAATCGTCCTCGGTAGAATTAAATTTGAAAGACAATGCTACAGGAACGACTGGAGCGGTTGTCGTTGGAGAAAGCTGGAAGGTTATTTCCGGTGGAACGTGGACTGGAAGTTTTCAAGTGCAAAAAAGTGAGGATGGTACAACGTGGAAAGAATATCGTAAATATTCTGCTACAAATAATTTTAATGCTACTGAAAGCGGTACAGTAACAGATACAACTTATTTGAGAATAGAAGCTTCTATAACAAGCGGTGATCTGACTGTTACGCTTACTGCACTGCCGTATACTAAAGACGGCACAGCTAAAATAGTTAGTTATATCGACGAATATAATATTAAAGCTATGGTAAACGAACCGTTTGGTTCTACAGAAAGTACTACTACTTATGCTTTTGGGGCTTGGAATAGCAATTTCGGTTATCCAAAAACGGTATGTTTTTTTCAAGACAGACTTTGCTTTGGTGGAAATAATAAAAGACCGTATATGGTTTGGATGTCTAGAAGCGGTGATTATCCTAATTTTGGCGTAGAAAAGGTCAGTGGTACAGTAACAGATGATAGTGCTATTGCCGCTTCGTTTATCAGCAGGAAACAATTTGATATTTTACATTTAATTCCGTCTGTGGATTTGCTTGTTTTAACGCAGGGCAATGAATGGATCGTTTCAGGGAGCGAGGTCGTGACACCGACGAATATCACACCGAAGATGCAAACTACCAGGGGCTGCAGCAATTGTGAGCCGCTTACAATTGGCAATAGAATTGTATTCGTACAGGGACGTGGTTCGACAGTGCGGGATATGGGCTACAGTTTTGAAACCGACAGCTATGGCGGTATGGAATTGACGATACTGGCGGGACAAATTATAAAGGGACTTTCGATTACTGATTCTGCTTATAAGCAGGAGCCGGACAGCATAATTTACTTTGTGCGCAGTGATGGTACGATAGCGTGTCTGTCTTACATAAGAGAACAGGAAGTATATGCATGGTCAAGAATTATTACTGACGGTGAATTTGAAGCTGTAGTGAATATTCCTGAAGGTGATGAGGATAGTGTATATGTTGTTGTTAAACGTGTGGTAAATGGAGAAACTGTTCGTTATATTGAGCGGTTTGACAATAACTATGACGGTGATGCTCCGAATGATTATGTAATGTTAGATTGCGCTAAAAAGTATGATATGGATGAGGCGACTAATATTGTAACAGGGCTTGGTCACCTTGCTGGCAATAATATTACTGTTTTAGGTGATGGGCGTGTATTGAGAAATTATAAAGTGCTTGATGACGGTACTGTTGAATTACCTATACAAATTAAACGTGCGGTTGCAGGTCTACCGTATACTATGAATATTGAGCTTCCTAATGTTGAAATTCAATTACAGGACGGAACTATGCAGGGCAGGTTTAAGCAGGTGTCAGAGGCGATTTTACGCATTGAAAATACTCTCGGCGGTGAAGTTGGTACTGAATTTGGAAATCAGGATGCTATTGCTTATGATGAATTTAGCGTTACTGAGAATATGAAATTGTATAGTGGAGATAAAACGGCAACTCCACCGGCAGGTGGGTTTGATCGTGATGGAAGACTTTGTATTACAAGTACTGAACCTTATCCGTTTAATTTGCTCAGCGTAACGAGGAAGGTGACTTTTGGTGGCTAAAAAGTATAAGGTCGAATTGGCTGACGTTGATAACGCTATTGGAATTGCTGTAGCGCTGCTGAAAGATTTGAGAGATAGTGATAGGCAGGAGCTGGAAGCATATGAGGAAGACGAAATAATGCTTGTTGCCGGTAGTATTGAAAATGCAGATCATTGTTACATTTATAAAGATATGGAAGATAACATTCTCTGTATTGTAGGATTAACTGAAATTCCAGGCGTTCAGGGTAAAGAGATTTGGATGTTGGCGACAAAAAGGATAAGCGGTTTCAAAAAAGAGCTACTTATTTGCGTTGCCAGGCTTTTAATTTCAAAATGGGTAAAAGAATATGGACGGCTTTATAATTATGTTTACAGCGGCAATTCTGCTTCTATACGGTGGCTTGATAGGCTGGGAGCAATGTTCTTAGCTCCTATAAAAATAAAAAAGAACGGAAAAGAGTTTCTTCCGTTCGTGATTGAGGAGGGGGGTATATAAATGTGTTTATCTGTAGGTATGATGATGGGATTGACTGCTTTGCAGGGAGTATCGCAAATAGCTGCGACGAACCAACAGGCTAAAGCGCAGCAGGCTTATTACGATGCGCAGGCACAGGCTGCAGAACAAAACGCTGATATACAGGCAAAGAAGGGGGAGCAGATAGCGGAGCAGTACGCTTATGAGCAGCAAAAGCTCAATGATCGTCGTCGCCTTGTAGCAGGTCAGCAGGCTGCCGCATTTGGCGCAGCAGGCATCAGTGGCGATATGGGGACAGCTCTTGACCTTAGTGATTCCAGCTTTAGGGCTTATAGAAAAGACAGTAACCAGCTTTTGAGTAATCAGCGCAACGACCAATGGAGTAACTATCTTGGCGTAGTGAATTACAAGAACCAGGCTAACGCTGCAAGAGCTTCTGCTTATAACGTGAAACAACAGGCCAAGCAGCAGAATATAGGCACTATCTTGGGTACTGCTGCTGGTATTTTTGGCGCATATAAAAATTACGGCGGCAGCGGGAAAACAGGTGGTTCATCCAACGGAGGTTTTGTTTATCAGTCGCCTTATCAAAATAATTACACAAGTCCATATTCAGGCATAGCGCCACTTGGTAAATCAAAATATCCTTACTTCTAAACTTGCATTGGTACGAAATGTATTATATAATAAACGAAAAGAGATAGTCAGTGGTCGCACGCTGGCTCTCCCTCATAATCGTAAAACGTGAAAGGAAGCCGCGCGCCACTGGTGTTAGCGGCTTATTTCATGGCTATTTACAGCCTAAAATGACAATAGCTATTAATGTACTAAAAGCAATCATCAAAGACAACGCTTCATAAGTTGACAATAGCTATCACCCCCCGTAAGGGAAGCCAACACACTGACTATCTCGGACAACATTATAACATACCTTTAAGCGCTTAACAATTTGTTAAAGCGCTTTTTCTATACCTAAAAAGGAGGTCTAAACCTATGAAATTCAGTCAATATGATCCACAGGTCAATCCTAATACAATACAGGGACAAGTACAGCGCCCGGGCGATTTAAACAGTTACGGTGGCAATGGCGCTGGATACGAGGCTATTGGTAGAGGATTGGGTGCGGTGAATGAAGTAACAATGAAAATGATAGAAGATGATGATAAGCGTAGTTTATTGGAAGCTGTTGATAAATATAATAAAGCAAGATATAACATCCTTTATAACAATGAAACAGGCCTTATGAATACACGCCTTGAAGGTGCTGTCGGTGCGCAGGATAGGTATTTGGAAGAAGAACGAAAAATCAGAAGTGAAATTTTAGGACAGACTAAGTTTGTTACAAGCCAGTATAGATCTGCATTTGAAGAGATGGCTAATAGGTCAGCAAATCAAGGCTGGGCACTTGTTGGGCAGCATCAACATCAACAAGGAGAAAAAGTTAAAGATGTCAGTTATGAAAACAACATAAATGATCAGATCGAATTCGGGCAGAAAAATTATGATAATAATGATATTGTTGTGGGCAATGAGGCATCAATCAGACTTTTAACTTCTGCCAGATATCAAGGATATGGAGAAGCATTTATAAAAAATAAAACAAGTCAGGCGCTGGGCAAATATGGAAGCACCTTGATCACTGCGGCGATAGTTAATCAGAATTACGCCAAAGCGGACGAACTGTTAGGATATTTTTACGATGATTTAACTCCTGAGCAGCGTAATGGCTTTAACAATACAATATTTCAAAAAGAAAAGGTTGAAACCATAGATAGTTTTGCGCGGCAGATTTTCCAGCAGTTTGGTAATGATGAAGAAGGTGCCAGGGCTTTTATTGATAATATGGGTAATACCTCTATTGACGAACAGCAACCAGGGAATGGTATTACGTGGGTCAAGAAAGAGGGCGCTTCGTTAGAGGGAACACAGTATGTAACTCGTAGTGGCCTTGCTGATTTGGGGCAATATTACCAAAAGATGACTGGTGAACCTTTATTGGTTACCAGTGGTACTGACAGCGGAAATTTGCACGCTGAAGGTGAGCGTAGCCATGGTGGCGGCTGGAAAGTAGATGTTGCAAGTGATTGGTTGGAGAATCCCGAAAATCGAGCTAAATTTATACAGTATGCTGAAAGTAAAGGGATTCTCGTACTTGATGAATATAGTGAGCCGTCTACAAATTCTACGGCAGGACATTTAGATTTAGATTTTACTGACTACAAAGGCAGTGGTGGCGGTAGAAGGTTGATAGATTATGGCGATAAAGAAACTGTTTTTAAAATGTATAAAAACATGGTAAAGGATCAAGAGAACCGTCAGAAAGAACAGCAAAATGCTTTTTATGCTCAAACAATTGAAAATATTTATAACCTTTATAAGCAGGGTGTTCCATATCAATCAGTAGTAGACCAAATCAAAGCAGTTGCCGGTGCAAATGTTGAAGCTGGCAAGAAAATGTTATCAGCTGCTGATTATTTTTATGATTCTGATGGTAAAATAAAAGGTCTAAGTTCTACACAGTTAGATGTTGCACAAGATATGCTTGGCGGTGGAATGTTCACTTCTCTTGAAGAGTATACAGGATTTTTAGCAAATCATGGCGCCAAACCTGAGCAGTTGTATAAAGCTAAAGAGACATGGGATCAATTTGAAAACTCCGAAGGACGGTTTAGTTATAACTGGAGCGATCTGCAGCAAGATGTTGTTGGCGATATTAAAGATAAAAACGGTGCGAAAGCTCAGGCATGGCGAGAAGCACAAGCCTACGGAAAAGTATTTATCAGCAAATTTATTTTAGAAAACAAGCGCGAACCTATGTATCATGAAGTTGTTGAAGCGTGTAGAAATTCTCTTAAAAAAAATCATTTTGGAACAATGACAGTAAGGGGCTCATATCTGAATAGCGAAGAAGAAGTAAATATTAGTGATGCGCGTTTAGCGCTGGTTGGGATACGTAATGTAGAAAGGGCTAGAAATACTGATGGCAGTCTGACAGAAGATTTGTTTATTGTAAGATATACAGATGGACGCGTAGAGCAAATGAATGCCGCGAAATTATATATTATAGCTGGATGAACCAATAAATAAATTAGGAGTGGTATTATGGACGCAGCAAGAAAACAGGAATTAGATAACATCTTTAATAACGCATTAAAAGCCAGCACTAATTATTCTATTCAAAATGCCTATTATGGCACTGACAGCGGAGTGGACCCTTTGTCTACACTTGGTTTTATTGATAAGCAAACCGGTTATGATGTGGAATCTAAAATTACTACAGCACTTCTTAATGGTGCAAAATCCGGGATAAAAGGGTTATTGGCAAATGCAGGCGCAATGGTAGAAGAAAATATTGCAATACATAAAAGGCAAGATCCCAATTATATACCGTATGGCGGCTATGCTCCGAAAATTGCAGAACAATTCAACAGTTTGGCAAACAGTGAGATTTTACAAAGGACTGATGTGCGTAGCAGTAGCAAGCTGGGGCAGTTTGGGCTTGATTTTTTAGAGGGTGCAGGTCAATTTGTTCCGCAAATTGCAGTAACAGGATTAACTGGCGGTATAGGTGGCGGCATTTTTATGGGTATGTCTATTGCCGGCAACCAATATTCGGACTTGAGAGCGCAGGGCGTTGATGTAGAAACCGCTGCTAAAGCAAGTCGTTATAACGCTATTATACAGGCACCGCTGGAGCAGCTGGCGCTTGGTAAGGTTTTGGCGAGTCTGCCAGCAGGAAGTCCGTTAAAGAAGAGACTTGTTCGGTTATTAGAAAGTGCAATAACAGAAGGTGGGACAGAATTCATTCAAGAATTCCCTGAGCAGCTGACGAATATCTATGCCCAAAATCCAAATGCTGATGCTAAGCAAATTGCTACAGAATGGGACAAAAACTGGCAAGAAAATATTAAAAACGCAGGTTATAGTGGGTTGATCGGTGCCTTATTAGGCGTTGGAGCTAGTGGTGCTAAAATAGCGATTGACAGTATTGGTGAAAATGTTGATGCTGAAATACACAAAGAAAAACTAACTCAATTAGAAAATAATATCGAAAATGTTAAAAAAAGTGGAGTTAATCCGGAATATGCAGCGGGTGTTATTAATACGAATCGACCTTCTGATTTTATATCAATAGATGGGCAAAAGCTTCAGCAATATATGCAGGAGCAGGGAGCGGAAAAGATCACTCAAGCTTTGAATATTACAGAAGATGAAGTAAATGCTGCCGCCACTGATGGGTTGGACGTAGAAGTGCCTATAGGAGATTTTACGGCTGCCGCTTGTAAGTATGGCGATTTTTATAAAACTATGCAGGATCATATTTCTTTTGGAGATGGTGACTATAGTGTTAACGATAGAAAATTAAAAAAGGATCTACGTAAAGCATATCAAATTTCAGAAAATGCCAGAGAAGAGCTGGATATAGAAGTTGATAAAATTGTGGAAAACTCTACAAATGCAAAAATGAACCAGGAAGAACGAGGAGCGTTGCGCGAATTTTTGGTCAGTCAGGCTATGATTGTTAATCCTGAAAATCCAGCGCAGTATTTCAGAGATCATCCAGTAGAAATAAAGCGTGTTGTCAGTACTCCTAAGGGCCGATATATGCAAACTAAAAGCGCTAACGAAAAATTGATTGAGGATGAAAGAAACTTTGCTGGCATCGTAGATGAATATACTGCAGGGAAAATAAACGATACTAAAACTTATAATGTTATGACGACACCGCTTGCATTGGGTCTTGCAGGCGGTAAAATTTTGCCTGTAACTATCGACGGAAGCAAGATCAAACATATTTTTGACGGCCATTCCGATGGCATGACGCCGGAGCTGCTAAAACAAGTTCCACGTGCTATGGCTGACCCGATGATGGTTTTAGATTCGTATGCTGGGCGTAAGGTTGTTGTATTAGACTTAAAGGATGCACAAGGGTCTACTATTATTGTTCCTTTAGAACTTGATGTTGAACGCAATCGTTATCAGGTGAATGCTGTCAGCAGTGCTTATGGGAAAGGTGGAGAAAATGGCACAGATTATGATTGGTTTATAGAGCACAATCTAAAAAAAGGTAGAGTGTCATATATAAATAAAGAAAAGACTGCCAAGTGGTTACAGTCTCCAGGCAGCGATTCCGCCAGCAGAGGTAACGACCTTGACAGTCTTCTTAATAATAGTATACCAGATGAAAATGCACTTCGCAAGAGACGAGAAGAAATGCAGGGATACTACCAGGCCGAAGGGAAAACTAAAGGTGCTATCACCTGGGACGAAGAAGGCAAAGCAATTATCAGCCTGTTTGAAGGTTCGGATGTGACAACAGTCTTCCATGAAACAGGACATTATTTTGTAGAGAATCTTGCGAACGATGTAAATAGCGGGAAAGCAACCGAACAGCGACAAAAAGACTGGGAAACATTGCTGGACTATGCCGGAATAACTAATGAACAATGGCTTAATATGAGTATAGATGAACGCCGGCCTGCTCATGAAAAATGGGCAGAGGGGTTTGAAACATATGTAATGGAAGGTAAGGCTCCGTCTCTTGCTCTGCGCCATGTTTTTGCAAAAATGGCGAAATGGATGAAGCGTGTTTATGAAAGTATTAGGCGTAATGAAAATGCTGCTCCGCTGACTGATGAAGTTCGGCAGGTCTTTGATCGTATGCTTGCCAGTGAAGAGGAAATAAATACAATGTCCAGAGTAGATGGTTATTTTAATAAGCTTCCTTCTGTTATAACAGATAATCTTTCTGAGAGCTCTAAAATCAGGCTTGAAAATTATATTGCTAAAGCAAGGGACGAAGCTGTAGATATTTTGACCAGGGAAAGTTTAAGGAATTTTACAAAAGAACGTCGTGTAGCGATTGAGGACTTCAAAGATAAACTTCGTCCTGAAATCAGAACAGAAGTAGAGAAACAGCCTTTGTATGCTGCTGGACGAATGCTTGTTGATGATTTGCAGAAAAAACAAACAGCGAAAGGCGTTGCAGATTATTATCTTGGCTTAATTGCCAGAACTTTGGATATTGAAAGTAAACCTTTGAGCGAAGTAGAAGAGCTTGATGTTATGAAGTTTGATATGATTGCTGAAGCTCAGGGCTTTAGCGGTGATGAGCTGGCAAAAAGGCTTATTGCCGAGCCTACGCTTGAACAGGCGATAGAGAGAGCCCTTGATAATGCGGTACAAGTAAAATTTCCTGATATTTATAAAGAACGCCAATTAGCGGAAGATGCGGCACGAGAAGCCATTTATAATGATGATAGCGGTCTGTTGATTGGTGTAGAACAACAGCTAATTGAAGATATGGCAGCGAATATCAATAATAAACAGCGTAGTACAGAACAGGCTCTTGCGCTTGCCCGAGCACGTAAGCAACAGGCTAAATTAGCAGCTAAAGCAGAAATCAGTAAAATGAGTATGAGTAATGCTTTGAAAACGGGCAGGTTTGTTATGGCAGAACGTCGTGCTGCAGCACAGGCGGCGAAAGCTATAAAAGCTAAGAGTTTTGAAGAAGCGGCAGATTATAAAAGACAGCAGGCTTTTAACCATGCTTTGGTATTGGAAAGTTTAAAAATGAAGCAGGAAAAAAGCAGAGCTGAAAAATTTTTAAAACGCCAGTTTAAGGCAAAAAAAGAAACGTGGGAAGATGAAAAGCACTTTACACAAGCAGCTGCCATTATGGAAAGGATGGGATTAAAACGCAAGGATTATGATCCTGCACTCAGAAAACAATCTTTAATAGAGTATGCAGAAGAAATGCAGGAACAATATGATAATGTTGCTATTGCCGACTGGCTTATGGATGAAGGGACGTCTTTAGACAATCCTGCCGCAATGACTTTTGAACAACATCAGGATGTTATCAATGCTTTGAAAAATATTAAAGCAATCGTTAAACAGGAAAAATATGTAACCTGGTACGGTAAGGAATTGAATTATAAGGAATTCAAGGACGAGGCTATTAGGAATCTTTTGAAACTAAAAACAAAATGGCAATCTGGTATCAATTCCAAAGAAAAGGCTAAGCCAAGTCAGAGATTTTTTAGAAACCTTACAAATACTGATAATTTCTTTGAGCGGATGGATGGCTGGAAATATGGATTTTTCAGTAAACATTTTGGCGAAAGCGGACAAATTGCAGCTAATAAAAAAGCTGCATATACAATGGAGTTTGAAGAACGTATTGCTGACGCTACTAAAAAATGGCTGCCGGATAAAAAGGCTGCGGAAGCAGCAGATAAAGAAATTTATTACGAACCATTTAAGGCCTCATTAACAAAACATAATATTATAAAGATGCTATTGTATTTAGGCTCGGAAAGCAGTTCGTATAAATTGTGTTCAGTTGGGCCTAACAGTACTTATGCAACATTTTTCCGAGGCTCTGAGTTGTGGGTTGAAGGTGATCTTGAACAGACGAGAAGCAATTTGCTTGAGGCTTTAGGCAACGTTTTAACAGAAGCTGATATTCGTTACGCGGAGGAAATTTCCGCTGCTTGTAGCGCTCACTGGAATGAACTTTCGGATATGGTAAAAAGAACGACTGGTTTCTCGCCTGAGAGAGTTGATGCTATGCCAGCAGAACTTACTTTGCGTAATGGAGCTAAAGTTGTTTTCCGTGGTGGGTACATTCCGTTAGTAAGATATACTGACGGTGGCAGTCATCCTGCTACGTCGGATGCCGTTCCGGCAACAAGCGATAAGCGTGCTGTAAACAGTATTAGAACACTGCATACAAATACCGGTGGAACCAAAGCACGTGATAGAAGTGTATATCCGTTGGATTTAAGAAAAGGCGCTGAGTACTCTGCAGTTATGGATAATATACATGATCTATGCTATAGAGAACTAGCTACAAGCTATCGTAAAATGTTGAATGATCCTGAAATGTATTCTTTGCTGAAAGAAAAATTAGGTATTGCGAATTTTGAAGCGTTTACAGAATACTTAAAGAAAACGGCACAGCCTTATGACGGTGGTTACGCTTCAATCAGTGAAAGAGATGCAGGGACTTGTTTGAGCTGGATACGCCAAAAGGCAGTCAATGTAGCAATAATGCTTAACTTCAAAACTGCTGTCCAAAACTTGGGAAATCCGTTGTTATATGGTAATGTTGTTGAAGGCTTTGGTTATAAGGACGTAATGGCCGCTTATGGAAATTTGTTTTTGAATATGCAAAAAGGGCAAGGATGGAAAGCTTCCAAAGAACTTGTTTATTCTAAATCATCTTATATGAAAGAGCGTTCTGTATTGCCGGATATTTCATTGCGGGATATGAAAGACGAGAGTAGAAAACTGAATCCAGTTGAGCAGGTTACAGTTGAATTTGGTACAAAAGCATTGGTGTTTACCGATAATTTATCAGCTATTCCTGTTTGGATACAGGCGTATCAAAAGAAAATCAATGTCGGAGTCAGCGAACAGGAAGCCGTGCTATTTGCGGATACTGTTATTAGGCGTACACTTGGCAGCAGCCGTATTACAGATGTTGCACCTATTCAGCGTGGCAGCGCACTCATGAAATTATTTACAACATTCCAGGGCTTTTTCAATACGCAGTTCAATCAATGGCAAAGAGAAGCTGGAATTTTTGGCCGTGAGTGGAGTGCCGGAAGGAAAGTTGAAGCATCTAAGCGAATAGTTGCTTTTGCAGCGGCTAAGTATTTTATGTTTTGCCTGCTGAATTTGGCTTTTGCATTAGAACCGCCTTTTGAAGAAGACGATGATGAATGGACAAAATATGGTAAAGAGCTTTTGCAGTATCCTATGAGTTTGCTAGGACCTGTTGGGCAGGTTGCCAATACTCTTGTTAGCAATATGGTCGGAATGCGAACCTATGGCTATAGGATGACTGCAGTACAAGGTTCTATCGAACAAGCGGAGCGTACAGTAAAGAAAATAAGCAGTGTACAAAAAGGCAATGCTGAACCAGAAGAACTGATTGAGCCTTTAGCTAATCTCGGTGGTCTTATCGCTGGTGTGCCGGCGCAGTTCAATAAATTGTTTTTTAACGCTTATGATATTGTTGTAAATGATATGGAGCCTCAGTGGGGCGATATCTACAGACGCAGACCAAAAAAAGAACGGTAAGAATAAAAAAACTGGCAACGATTTCTCAAGGGACGAAATCAGATCGGAAGAGCACACGTCTGAACTCCAGTCACGCCAATATCTCGT